TTACTTTGGTATAGAAGAGAGAATTGCATTCCTTGAGAGAGCAGTAGAGATCAACTTCGAAGAGATCGAAGAAAATGATACGTGGATAGATGAGTTCAAACCACCAAAAGAAGTTCAAGACGCAATTGATAGAGTAAGAATGCTAGAATTAGATATGATACGATTAGAAACAAAAATGGATAGTAAATAATGGCTTCATTGTTTGATACACTACAAGCAGGTGCTCAAAGAGCTGGAATCCAAGCACGGACTAAAAAGTCTAAGAATTGGTTCCGTAAAAAAGTTAACGAACTCGGTGATGTGAGTCCTCGTAAACTTTTAAAAGATGACGCATTAGATCCATCGAGTAAGCAGATATCTGGTAGTATGTACATGTACTTCTATGATCCTAAGCATAAGAAGACCTTACCATATTATGATAAGTTTCCTATGGTCATAGTAGTTGAACCAGCTCCTGGTGGATTCTATGGTTTGAATCTCCATTACTTAGCACCAGGTGTTCGTGCAAGATTTTTAGATGAGTTAATGAAGACTGCACCTAAAAACGTAACAGATAAGAGTCGATTAAAATTACGATATGATTTACTACAATCGACTAAAAAGTTTAAAGAATTTCAACCTTGCTTTAAGCATTATCTAAATAGTCAAGTGAAAGGTCGACCAGTAAGAGTTCCTATGAGTGAATGGGAAATAGCAATATTCTTACCGGTAGAACAATTCGCTAAAGTTAAAAAAGAATCTGTTTGGAGATATTCTCGCAAACAATACAATGGATAAGATATATGTCAATTGATAACTTAAAATCAATCATTGGTAAAAGAGGCGGATTAGCGCAAGCAAATAGATTTCTTACAATCTTTACTCCGCCATCACAAAGTTTATTAAATCTAAACCCATTAGATATAGTAGGACGATTAGCAAATGATACCTTTAATGCTAAATCTCTTATAAGTGATCCAAGGGATATCGCTTTCCTTTGTGAGTCGACTCAGATTCCAGGTCGTAGTTTAAATACTTTAGACTTTCAAGCTGAAAGGGAAACATTAAAAATGCCTAATGGCTTTATTGATGATGATGTAACAATGACATTCTTACTTACGAATGATTTTTATATGAAAGATATGATAGAAGGTTGGATGTCATCAATCATCGATACTGAAAATTATGTAGCAGGTTATAAAAGTAATTACCAAACCGACATAGTTATTCAACAACTCAATAACTCAGATAAAACCGTATATGGAATTAAATTACTTAATGCGTATCCGATTAATATCGCTGCAATAGAATTAAGTAACGCATCAGAAAACACAGTACAAAAAGTAACTGTAACATTTGCATATGATAGATATGTACCAGAAAACACTGTGACATCATCTATTTCTGCTGCAGTAAGTGCAATACCAAATTTCGAATTACCGAGTATCTCAGGTGGATTGAAAACAATTAGATCATTATTTTAATATTATAGGAGTATATTATGGCTTTACCAGTATTGAATGCTGCGAAGTATAGAACAATAGTACCATCATTAGGAAAGGAAGTAGAATACAGGCCTTACTTAGTAAAAGAAGAAAAGATCTTAATGATCGCAATGGAATCAAAAGATCAAAGACAAATTTTAACTGCTTTAAAAGATGTAATCAAAGCATGTATATATGATGATATCGATGTAGACAAATTAGCAATGTTTGATTTAGAAGCATTATTTCTAAAGCTAAGAGGAAAGTCTGTTGGTGAAACGACAGAAATAAAAGCTCAATGTAGCGAATGTGATGCAGAAAATAATCAAGCGATTAATTTCGATGATATTAAAATGCCAATTATGAAGAAAGGAAATAATAGGATTGAGTTAACTGCTGACGTAGGAGTAATGTTAAGTTACCCATCAGTATCAGTAATAGAAAAACAAGATCCTAAAGCAAATAACGTTGATCAAGCAATGCATATGATTGTTAGTTCTATAGATTCTATATATGATGCTGATAATGTTTATTCAGCAAAGGATGAAGGTAGGAAAGCAGTAGAAGCTTTTATTGATTCTTTAAATAGTACACAGTTTAAAAAATTAACTACTTACTTCGAAGATATGCCAGCAGTATCATATGATTTAAAATATGATTGTAGTAAATGCGGTCATAAGAATGAGATTGAGTTAAAAGGCTTTGATAATTTTTTTGGTTAGGCCTCTCTCACGATAGCTTATATAACCATTATAAGACAAACTTTGCGATGATGCAGCACCATGGATATAGTCTAACAGAGTTAGATAACATGGTGCCGTGGGAACGTGAGATCTATACTTCGTTATTACAACAACATATTAAAGAAGAAAATGATCGGCGTAAGGCTGAACAATCGAGGAGTAAATAATGTCAGAAGATAAGATATTCCACCCCGCAGATACTAACGGTGATGGTAAAGTTACAGCAGAAGAAGAAGCAATGTACCTAGAGTTTAAACGTAAAGAACTTGAAGATCAAGATGCTATGCGTGATGCTCAGCGTAACATGACATGGTTCGCATTAGGTGGATTACTATTATATCCCTTTGCTGTCGTCCTTGCATCTCTAGCAGGTCTAGACCAAGCACAAGAAACACTAGGTGATATGGCACCAACATATTTTGTTGCTGTTGCTGGTATCGTTGCTGCGTTCTTTGGCACACAAGCTCTTAAAAAGAAATAGGTATAAGTTATGGCTAAGAAGAAAAAAGATCTGTCAAAAATGTCAGATAAGCAATTTGCAGCTGGCTTTGCTGGTGCGGAGCAAAAAGGTGTCGGCGCATTAGCTATACAAATTAAAGAACAAAACAAAATTGCTCAAGACAATAAAACTGATATGGAACGAAATCAGAAATTAAATGACTTGATTAAAACGACAGCATTTGGTGATAAGGAAGGTAGAGACGCGTCAAGCAAATTAAGACAGGAATATAGAGATAATTCAGAAAGATTACAAAGTGCTATAGAATCAGGTGATAAAGAACAAATCGCACTAGAAAAAGCATCTCAGCAAAAGATCTTAGATGGTGCTGATAATGAAGAAAAACGTAGAGAAGCTGTCAAAGCAGTTGAAAAGCAATCTGGTCTATTAGGTAAAATAGCTGGTGGTATTGGTTCGATTGTTAAATCTGCAAAAGATAATGCCGGAGCAATCGGAGGATTAGGATTACTTGCATTAGCAATCTTAGATCCTGAAAAAATGCAAGCACTAATTAAAAAGGTTATTGAAATACTAGGTAAAGCTGTAGATATAGTACAAAAGATTATAACAGGAGATATCTCAGGTGCTTTCGAGGTTTTTGCATCAGAATGGAAATCATTCACGGGTGCTTTTATACTGTTGTTCGGTGGTAAATTAATAACAGCTTTTAAAGTTATTTCAAAGGTATTCCCTAAAATAAGAGCTGCTGTAAATTTATTTAGAGCGTCTTTCATCGGTCAGTATATATCTGGCATGATGAGTCATTTTAAACATATGATGAAATCATTAGGTGGTAAACTAATGAAGATGGTTAAAGCTCTAACAGCCGCAGCCAACGTTTTTAGACTTTTTATGATGGGTACATTTCTACCTGGAATGCTTGTAGCATTGATAAGCATGGGTACAGCACTAGCTGCAGTACTTGCTCCATTCGCTGTACCTATCGCAATCGCTCTTGGTATAGCTTTAATTGTTGCAGCTATTGGTTTTGCTTTAACTAAACTAAGAGATGCATTAGGCTTTACTTCAGTATTTGATGTATTAATGTTAGGTGTTGCACATCTACAAGATGCATTCGGTCACATAGTTAACTTAATGGGTGCGTATGTTAACTTCATTTTAGGCATGGTAGAGAAATTTGGTAAGTTCTTAGGATTCGAAATTGATCTACCTGAAATTCCAAAAATGTCTACTGATAATGCTGCTAAGAAAAAGGTTGAGTTTCAACAGAAAAAGATCGATGAAGATAACGCAGAATTTGCAAAAACAGACTTAGGGAAATCAGTTAACACTACGGGTGATGAACTAGATATGTCGTCTATGGATAATAAGATGGAAGGACAATTCTTAAATCAAGCTGCTGCTCCAGTTATAGTAAACAACGTAAATAATTCAAGTACTACATCAAACAAATCATCATCATCGATGAGTAGTTCGACTCGTTCACGTGACTTTGGTTTAAATAATTATACTGTAGGATCATTTTAAAAAAAAGGAGCCCCGAAGGACTCCTTAAGCGTGTTGCCTGGCGGTATACACCGCTCTTTATTATTATATTATGATTCTTGTGCTAACTTAGCGAAGTAACTAAGGGTATCATCTTCAGCTTCAGCAGTTGGTGCTGCACCAGCAGGAGCTTCAGTGTATGTTGGTTCAGCCAATGTCTGAGCTACCACAGGGGCTTCAGCTACAGGACCGGCATCAACACCTAATACCTTATTAAACTTAGCTTTAAGTTCAGCATAAGTCTTATAGTTTTCAGCCTTAGTGAAGTCTGCTAATGAATGAACCTTAGCATATACTTCTTCTAGCTTTTCTTCGTCTGAGTTAAACAGAGCTGATTGATTACCAAACTCCGACTTATCATAGTTTACCCAACCTTCAACTTTACGAATCTTGATCTTAAAGTCAGCACCTTCCCAGAAATCGTAAGGGTTGACAGGATCTTCATCTTGGAACTGAGGTTGCATTACATCCATAATCTTATCAAAGATCTTCTTACCAAACTTATAAAGGAATACTTTACCTTCATTTTCTGGATTAGATGGATCTGATACAACAAGAATATTTGAGACATAATGTAAACGACGCTTACGTTCGCGGGCAGTTGCTTTATCTTCATCTCGACCACTATTCCATAAGAGAGTGTTAGCTTCTGAAACAGGGTCATCCTGACCAATAGAAGTTAATGAGTTTTCGATATACCACATGCCGGTTGGTCCTTGAAAGCCATGATCCCAATAACGTGCCCATGGTAAATCTTCACCTTCCTTGGGTGGAAGGAAACGAATTACTGCATAGCCGTTACCAGCTTTATCACGTGTAGGCTTCCAAAAACGGTCATCACCGTATGATTTTGTTTCTGCTTTTGATGATACAGCTTCCGCTGCTTGAACGAGTTTATCGATAGACGAGCCACGATTAGATTTTAAATTACTTAAAGACATATTGTTTTCTCCAATGTATGTTTTGTATTTTCTGAATTATCCACTTTATTCATAATATAATGTATATTATAACACATTATCACTAGTTTGTAAAGGACTTTGTTACGATCTTTATCATCTTATCTCGGTCAATCGAAACAAATGGATCGTACTTCTGAACTTTACGAGACAGATCAGGCCACATGATTGTCTCTGTTATTTGTTTATCTGCCTTGTCCATAAACCTTGTGAGCTTATTTAGTATGACCACAGTTTCTAAACAAATTTCTTGCTGTAAGAATGCATTGATAACTACTGGGTATTCGTTATCTTTACACTCTAACATTTCATCGAATGAGTTGACCATCGATGATAATATATTTATATCACTTTTAAACTTATACGATAATGATTCGTGGACTTTAACCATATCGTTATAGTTAGTCTCTCCATCAAGGCCTAGCATATCACCTACATATCCTACGTCATTAATAAAGTTTGATACATAATACTTTAATAGATCCTTGCCATAACTCTTACCGAGCTTGGCAAAGAAATACTTGTCTCTCCGTTTAAAGAAAGACTGAGGATTAACTCGAGTTTTATAATGGTACTTTACTGCATCATATCCGTCTGTTTCGAAATGAAGCTTTAGTGCATTATAAAGTTTGTATGACTCGAATGGATCCATCTTACTTAAGACATGATTCATATAATGCTTCCAAGTCTTCCATTTCGCCAGTGACTTGAGCAAGAGTTTGCTTATGGTATACGTTAGCTAACTTACGCAGATGCTTCTTATCGATACCAACCTTATCGTTTAGTTCTTCAATAGCTTCTTTGATGAAGTTCTTTTCAGACTCGATGCGAACCATAGAGTTAGATAACTCAGTCATTGCATCTTTGATGATTTTACGATCTGCGTCTGATGATGGAATAATAATTGTGCTCATGGTGTTTTCCTATAATGGTAGTTTATTGCCGGGTGTTGTTGTAATTAATTTTAATTCTGATGCTTCTACTTCTAGCTTCTGTTTAATTGAATCAGATAACAGCCGTTTGACGTTACTGTATTCCATTCCACGTTCTTCAACTATATGTGTAATAGCATCGATATAACTTAGTTTCTTTGTTGCGACTAACATTTCGACTGCTGAAGAAAATCTCTTCTTAGTCATGATCTTATAGTCTTCTAGTTCACTCAATTGATGACCCTCAGTATAATACAATCCTTATTAATACGACCAGCTGGTACACTGACCTTCGTTGTTAATCCATTAAAGACATTATCGATCTGCTTCTGTGTCTTCTTAAGAATTTGTGGCAGTATATCGCTTGGCTTACGAAGCGCACATACTCGACTTAGTTTATCATCAAAGTTCTTTAATGATGACCCTTGAACTATAAAGCCTGCATCATTATCCGTTACGAACTCTGTGAGTCTCTTCTGTTTAACATTATAGATGTATAAGACTTTAGCGCCTGGGATCTGAATAGGACTGATGGACGCTAGCTTACTATCATTATCTTCCTTAAGGTAATTAAGCTTAGCCACTTGTTTGTCTGAGGCCTTAGGTTTAGAAGCACGTGGCTTACGAACAGCTTTGTTTGCAAGTTGTGCTGCTTCGACATCAGCTAAGATTTCATCAAGTTGTTTGATTGCTTTCTTAAGGTGAGGACGTGTCCAGTTGCTATAAGCTTCCATAGAGTCTTCACAATCTTTAGCATACGCATCATTTAATTCACTGTGTATGGATGATACCTTATTAGCAAACATCTTAATTGAAGCACCTTTCACATCATGTCTTTTAATGGAAGTAAATGCATCAAACTTTGCACTAAAGTCTCGAGCAAACCAGCCTTCAATAATCGTATCATCAAATTCGTTATAGATTGTTTCCATCATTTTAGAAAACATACGAGACTGAATTGATACTACCTTAGGCTTATCTTCATCTTCGACTACTTCATCAACGATTAGTTTACCTTGTTCAATTAATTCTTTCAGATAAATCTCAATCATGAGTCGTTCAGCATCACGATAATTAAATCCTGTAAAGTGAATTGCTGTCAACTTTGATACAGGTAAGAAGCGACCATCTTTAACTTTTTTAAGATCCTTTAAGTCATCCTTGGAGAGCTTAAGATACTCTTTGGCATAACGTACTGCATAAGTCTTAAAGTCTTTAGGACTAAACTTGTAGTTAAACCAATTAGCAATATTACTCCATTCAGACCAATAAGCTTCTGGATCTGTTGGTGTAGTTGTTGCATCGTAAACTGGCATTGAACCAAGATACTGACCTTCGATTGTATTTCGATTGCCTCTACCTTTAGCGCGCTTCTTATCTAATTCTGCTGACATATATGTCTCTCCTATAATAATGAATCTATTATATCATACTTTTAAAGATTTGTAAACAATTATTTTCCGATGTGTTTGATATCACTATTAGGCACTACTTGATAAGTACCTTTATTATAAGCGATAGAAACAGTATACTTTGCTGAGATCTCTTTCTTATAAGAATCATCTTGCATAGTTTGAGTAGGTGGTGTGAGAGGAGCAGACTTATAATGAACCTGATCCTCATAGTTAGGATGCGCTGAGCGTACTTCAATTTCTTTAAAGGTACGCTTAAGCTTCTTACATTTGTTTAATGCTTTAGTCTTACGCTTACGACCTGTATGATCATATCGTAATGAATTAGTATGCATCATGAATAATCATCTCGAGATGCTTGATACGCTTCGTACATTGGAGAAGCTTTAATAAACGTATCGATATTTTTATCTGAGTAATACATGTTCTTTTCAGAGAAAGCATCAAGACTTGAAGGAGACTGATGGCCTGCTTTTTTAACAGACTTAGTGAGTGCTCGTGTATCTTTAAGAGCGATACGATCACGAAGCTTATCTTTCTTTAAGACCTTCTTATGTGATTTTTTGATAAGAGCCAAACGCTGTGCTTTGGTAATGAGAACAACTTTGTGTGTCATAATATAA